TGAGAGGGAAAAGCAGAACCTACTTCAATAACGCCATGAAGACTTCTAGATTTGTTGGATTCATAAAATGTTTTCCAATCATCAATTGTAGGATCACCGTAGCGAGATTGAATTTCCATGTAGAGCCTATAGCACATCTCATAAGCCTCGAGATTACCAGAACAAAGCCTAGCCATGCTACTTGCTTGACACATAACAATTCTAACATCAGACGAGGCATTAAGAGAATAATTTAATTTTGACGAAACATCCAGAGTAGAACGATAAGGGAAAACACCGACTTTCTTATAATCAACAACATCACCAAGAGAAGCATAAACATTGGAGACTGAATTCTTCAGAAACATAGGGCCTTCAACAGCTAGAGTCAAATTCTCAACCATGACTCCATCAATACAATCAAAGTAATGCTGGCCATAAAGATTATCAAAAATTTTTAACTCTTTAAGCTTACAACGACTCCCGAAATTCTTACAGCAAAAAGCAATGTAGTCAGTGAGGAGACAAGTACTATCAGTATATAAGAGAAAATTATTCATGATCTTAGGCCAACGAGCGAGATGGTCATCCCCATAAAAGAAGAACATTATCAAACCACTCGATATTATGTCAAGAACCATTTTATTATTGGCATATTTTTTCGCCAGCTCATTCAGGTACGTAGACTTAAGAATCATTTGGTAGAGCGTATCACCTACACTGGTTATATATTTACCGGAGAACATACACCCGAACACTTCATAATATCCATACGCAAAAACATGCATCACCTTCTGAACAACACTCTGAACAAAATGCATAAATATAAGATCAAATTTTTTCTTTGAATATTCTCCTGGATCAAAGAATGGTTTAGAGAAAAATGCAACAAATATGAGCACGACAGCAAGCAGAGTTTGATCAAAGCTTTCCCAATCACCTTGACCATATTGAAATTCGGATAGATCTGCAACCTCACTATACTCATCAATAACTTCATGCTGCTCTTCAGTTAAGTTATCGGGAGATAGCTTATCATATATAATTTGCAAACCCCCTGCCTCTGCCTTGACACCTATTGCAGACTCATAATATCTGAGTGATTCTCCGACTATACTATATGTAACAGAGGAAAGAATATAATCTTCAACACTACTCATATAAAATAATCGAACCTTATGCTCAAGTTGAGAAAGCTGGTCTTCATTCATAGTTTTCATTATAACTTCATGATTCCAGACCACTTCATGTTTAACCATCTCCAAATCCATAAAAACAAGGCGAGGAAACTCAGTCAACTCTCCAGATATGAAACGATCAATATCATCTATCCATTCTTCAAATATATCAAGAGCATGGAGAGCAACATCCTTCTTCTTAAGACTTGTAACTGGAACATAACCAAGAGATGTATAAACCATAAATTGATCAACCATATAACCTATTGAGGTATTCTTATTCAATAATTTCAATAATTTATCACGATTATACTCAAAACGAGTAGGAGGGGAGGTAACTCCCCAACGGTTCATTAATTTAAGGGTTGAAAGCAATAGGCGGGGAGTCCACTCTGAAGAAGGAGCGACTATGTTTTTATGCAATTTATTTAACTGATTTAAATAAGCTTTATAACTAAATCCAGTGACATTACGAACAGTATGGCCTTGCCAAGCCAATAAACCCTGAACAAACGAGCAATTAAATTGAGGATAGACAAAATCCAGCTCAAACAATATTTCTTGAAGATCGGGATCAATCTCAGGATAAGAGAAAGTTGGCAACTTAGCTTGGACGGGAGATGGAGATAATTCGACCTTAGTTGCGCAGGCTGGATTGAAGAACGTCATATTCTCTAACTCCATAAATGCCTCAATAAATTTGGGGTCATTAGCGGATAGCCCTTTGAGATTGGTTCTAGTGAGAATCTCTCTAAGTCGAGAGGGAAACTGTCGATTAGTTTTAGACAGATTGACCAAAGCAAACATATCACGTATATACTGGTCAAAGTCTGAATGTTCCATCATTATGTCATCTATAACCAAGCCTTCATCAGTGTGGATAGTAATAGCATGAACCTGCATAAAGGCAGCAATATACTGATACATATCATTACTATATTGTTTCTCAGAATTATCATTATTAAGAAGATAAGTTTTCATTTGTTTAAGTCTTCTTTTATATGAAACGAATTGAAATAAGGTTAAAGTTGAAATCTTACAGAAGCTCACGCTTTAGGATTACAC